CATTTATTCTCCTAAATGTACGCTGATTGCCATGTAACGGTTGCACCTGTAACACCCACAAGGGTACTACCTGCGTTACCTGTCAGGTAGAAAAGATTAGTGCCGGGTTGAGCAGAAAACCATTCACCTGACGCAAGAAGATTACGGGCTGGTTGTCCATTCAATGTAATAAGTTTATTGTATAAATCTACAACAAGGCTATCCGTGTTAGTCAATGAGCAATTAAAATTCAAAGCCAAACCTTCTGTTTGGTTTCCTAAGATTGGGTTAATGATTGGACCATTTAGCGTAATTGTTGGGTAGGTTTCAGTCCACCCATTGTTATCAATGTTAGTTGTAATTAAAACAGAACCGCCGCCGTAGAGCAGGTTGTAAATGCGGTTGTATGTGCGACCACCCGGCGGTGTGTAATTTAGCGTTGCAGTCTGAATGTTTGAGTCATAGTAACGGGGATCAGGGCAGAAAAAGACTACTTGCGCCGTAATGTATCCGTAGGTGTAGTTAGGATCTATGGTGGACTGTAAACCGCGTACACGGCTGTTTATGACCTGTTCTCCTGCGGCGTTAGATAAGATGAAGTAAAGCGGGGTTGTACCGCTCTGTTGGGGCAATAAAACCCTCTGAAGGGTGTTGTAATTGGCTTGGGCTGATGAAGTTGGAGTTCCTAAGATCTGAATAATCATAGAAATTTCTCTGCCGCCTAAAAAGTCACGCCCTGAAAACATACCATCTGCATAGCCACGGTTGTCATCTTGGTTACGGATCTCTGGCAAAGACTCTAAGCCATCAACGCTTAGGATCTGATAAGGCGAACCTGTACCGCCAAATACTTGATTGTTAAACGAGAAGGAATAATTGGCAATTACGGCTGGCATTATAGGTATCCCTGTGCTTGACGGCGATTAGCAACTATTTGTGCAGAAGTTAAGGTTGGTGTTGATGACATTCCACTAGCCGCCATAATTCCTGCAAGAGTTGTTGTGTTTACAGTTACAGGTGCGCTGAACTTAGCGGCATTAGTTACAGCAGTAGCAATTGCCCCGGCGTTAGCATTTGTAAATGCGTTTACAGTTGTGTTGTTATTGACCGTAGTGCCGCTAGTTGAAGCGGTAGATCCACCACCGCCCCCACCGCCACCACTACCGGCAAATGAATAAACAGGGGCAGAAGCCATTGCCGCCATTGCCGCTTGTTTCGCTCCAAGAGCCGCCATTGCCGCCGCAACTTCAGCCAACTTAGCCCGCAGATCAGCCAACTTCTTTTCCGTAGCCTTTTGGATTTCATCAATAGCCTTTTGATAAGCAACCTGCGCCTCAATCAAAGACTTATTAAGATCTTTTTGAGCATCAGCCAACGCTTCAGTTAAACGCTTTTTAGCATTAGCAATCTGCTCATTCATCTGTGCTACTGACTCTGCGGCTTTTTCATCACGGTCAATTTTGGCTTGTGCCATTGCCTCTTGATAAACCTTGTTAGCCTCTGCAAGAGATACCTGTAATTCTTGATCTACTTCTGCCAAAGAAGCCTTTAGATCTACGGCTACCTGTGAGTATGCGTTACGCAATTCATCAGTGGCTAACTTGCCACCAGCGTTCATACTCTGTGCAAGTTCATTCATTCCATTATCTGAAATGTTTTCTACTTGACTATACAAAGCCTGTAATTGTTTTGTTGCTTCTGGTGACGCATCTTTAAGTGCGGCGGCAATCTTGTTGCCTGCCTCTGGTCCATTCTTAACAACTTCTTCAATAAAGGTTTGACTGTATCCCATGCCTGCAAGAGAAGCGGCGTTAGCCTGAAGATCCTTAGCGGCTTGTAATTTACTCTTTAGATCTTCTAATAACTTATCAGCAGATGGACCTGCGGCAAATGACTCTGCAAGGTTGAACCCTGTTTTAGATGCAAATGCAGAGCGTAGGCGGTCCATAGATTGCTTGACTATGGAGGCTTGTTTTTCTAAAGCCTTAACGCGCAAATCAGCAGACTTATCTGCCGCTTTTGTTTCAAGATCTAAAAGTTTGGCATCTAAATCTTTTTTAAGTTCTAAAGTTTTCTTATTGTAATCTTTTGTAATGTCAATTAAACGCTTTGCGTTGTCGGCTTTAGCATCTATTTCTGCTTCTGCGTAAGCGGCATTAGCATCTGCAACACGCTCTTGATAACGGGCGTTTGCTTCAGCAATTTTTTCATCACGATCTGTTGCCGCTTCAAGCATTTTTTCATTTGCTTCAGCCGCTACTTCTTGCATGTCTGCGTAAATACCCTGAACATCTTTTTGATACTTTGCAATTTTTTCTAATGTTTTTTTGTCTGGTCCTGTACCTGTACCGGTTTCTGTGCCAGCGCCACCTTTGCCACCCTTGGTAGCCTTGTTTACTTTGTCGGTAGATTTAGTAGCGGCTTTACCTACATTGTCTAAACCAGCCGCAAGTTCCTTAGCCTTCTTTGCCGCGCTATCAGCAAAATCAGAAATGCCATCAAGCCCTTTGTTCATAATGTCTAATCCGGCTTTGGCATACTTTCCTACACCCGGCAATTTAGAAAGAACAGTAAGCAATGCTTTTAATGGACCAGTAACAACTTTCATAATTACTTCATAGACTTTGCCAACCATAGGAATGATTGAAGCAAAAGCGTTAAGTGCAACTTTGGCAACCGTAATAACTATGTTACGGAATGTTTCATTGCTCTTAAATAGTTTGACCATAGCGGCAACAAGTAAACCAATAACAATAATAACTGCACCCAATGGGTTCATTTTTTGAACAAAGTTAAGAATTTTCTGTTGAATGATTGCGGCTTTTAAGTACAAAGTGTATGCGCCCCAAGCCGCTCCAAGAATACCAACAGTAATTGCAAATGCTTTTACTTCATCTTGGTTGTTCTTAAAAAAATCACCTACGGCTGTAAGAACAGGAACAAGTAAATTCAAAATGCCTAACAAACCCCTAAAAGCAGGCATCAAAGCATCACCTACTGCAACTTTTGCATCTTCAAATCTAGCCTGCAAAGTTTTCATGGTGTTGGCTGTGCCATCTGCGGTACGGGCATAATCACCCTGCGCTAGTTTTGTGTCTTTCAAGATCAAAGAATAAGAAGCCTGTGCTTTAGCCGCAGGTGTAAGCGCGCCAGTTGTAGAAGTAATTAAACCTAAAGCCATTGCTTCTGTTTTTAAGCGTACTTCAGATAGTGCTACACCAAACTTTTTTAGCGGTTCAGTTTCACCAGATAAACCAGAACGCAATGCAAGAATGGCATCATCAACGCTTGTATTGTTAAAGGAAGCCATGTCAGCCGCTAGTTGAACAAGACTTGTGGACATTTTTTGGGACTCACCTTGACCCAAACCAAATGCTTGAAATAAGTTACCGTAAGTACCGGTTGCTTCTAATGCGGCTTGATTAGAAATACCCAAGTTCTGTGCCGCACTCTGACCAAATTTTTCTACTTCTGCCGCACCTTCACCAAAAACAACTTGAACCTTAGACAAACTTTCAGCCATGTTGCTTGATGCCATAACAGCATCTTTACCAAAACTAACAATTTGTGCCGCTCCAAAAGCAATACCAATAGTTGCCGCCATTGATTTCATTTGGCTACTGAATTGCCCCATGCCTTTGCCGGCTACTTTTACTTGATCATCTACGCCTTTTATGGACTTTTCTGCTTGGGCTAATCCTGATTTAAGTTGGCTTACATCTGCTTGCAGTTGAACTAAAATTGGTGGGATTGCTGATGCCATCTCTATCCCCTCAACTTCATAGTAAACGCTCCAATGAATGTGCGTGACAATGTTCCGTTATCTTTAAGGCTCTGCGCGGCAGGTCCAAGATAAGGGTATTTTACGCCGGATTTCCATTGTGCGGAGCCTAATTCAACGGCTCTTGCATAAGACATTGTTGCGCTTACTTCTGCAATGTATGTACCAAATCCATAACGCGCAGATGTTGTAATGGATCTACGCAAATTACCAGTAACAACATTGGGACCGGGACCACCACTGCGGGGCTGACCCTTAGCGTGTGTACCGGTATTAGCGTTTTGTTTTGCCTGACGCTCTACCGCTAAACCTGTAATAGTTATTGCGTATTGCGCCGCTCTTTCCATTTGATCTTCAGTGGCTTCAAAACCAGCAAGAACTTGTGCAAGGTTGGTAATTCTTATTGCGCCTGCCATTAGTTCCCTGCCTGTTCTGCCTTCACTTGATCCACGGTTGCGGCTATTGCCATCAACCAATCTGCTGTTTCTGTTGGCAGGTTATCTACTTGGTCTGGTGTCCAACCAAATCGTTCTGCCATTGTGTAGTAATACCATTGCTCATCAGGGTAATCAAATGCTTCATGCCGCTCCCCACCCTCCAACAACCACTTTAGGCGTTGGAGTTTGCGGTAGGCGCTTTTGGGTCTGCCTCATTCTCATCTGTATCAGCAAGATTAGGGAACAGATACTTCTGCGCATCTTTGGTTTCTTCAACCAACGCGTCATAATCTTTCATTTCTAATTCATCAAGATTGTCAATTTTGATTGCCGGAATAATTAAATCAAATGACCAATCTTCAACTAACATAGCAATCAGCGCATCACCTAATGCAAGCGCTCTTGATAAATCGCCGCCTTCAATTTCTGCTGATTTTAATACGCGCTTACGATCTTTAACCCGTAAGTTTTGTGGATCTTTAAGAGTTACGGTTGCGCCTGACGGTAGTGTAATTTTCTTTGACATGCCTTGCCTCCTGTTGTTTGCCTTCCAATAATCATAACAAAAAAGGAACAGGTGGGTGGGATCACGGGAAGGCGTACGCGATCTAACCAACCCACCTGTTCAGGCTTTATTTATGCGTATGTACCTGATGCCTTAGCGTTCTGAATTACCCACTTAATAGGTGAGAAACCGCCAGATGCTCCTGCGTCTGTTGTGTTTGATTGACCGTTAAGATCAATAGACACCTGCACAAAATCTTCTCCACGCTCAATCATTGCGGCTGTGTAAGCACCCTTTGTGATTGTTGCTTGAATTTGAACTGCTGTTGCACCTGTTCCATAAGCCCAATTAAGAACAATTGCAGGCTGTGTGTTAGTTAGGAAACGGGTTAGTTCTGCATCTGTTTCCATTAGGAATGTAATCTTTCCTGTTACTTCCAAAGGTCCCAAGAAAACTTGGTATGGGTTCTGTGTAGAAGCAATGCCGTAAACAGGAGTTACAGGGCGCGCCATGTCAATGTTTCCTGACATTGCTGATGAAACTGCTGAACCACCAATGCTTACAGTGCCACGCCAAACTGGTGTTGGTAGAACTGTTGAAAACGCTGGTGTTGGATCTGCAACTGTTGATGATGCCCAACCTGTTGTTTTTGTGTCGTATTCAAGCATGCCATCTGCATTAAATTTCAATGAGAAATCAGAGAACTGGCAACCCGGATAAGAGCGCACATCAACAGCATAGAAGTCAGTCAATGTGTATGAAATTGGCTGTGCATCTGCGCCTGATGTAAGGCTGTTAAGTAGGGAAATTGTGTGGGTGAATGGAGCGGTAGAACCTGTTGTGGCTACTTCTCCAAGAAGTCCTGCAATTCCGTAGCCGATTGTGTCGGCAAATACAGCGCCGCCAAAATCTACCGTTGAGCGTGTACGCCCCGGAATGTAGTTGTAGTTAAGAACATTTGAGCCGCGTAGTCCTGTGTCATAGAGCGGATCTACAATGTCTTGTGGTTTTAGGCTGTCTTTTGCAACCGGAATAAAATCTGTTGGTGCAACAATGGTTCCCTTGGTTGCTTCTTTAGCAATACCAAGGTAACTGCGTACGGATTGTTGTAATGCCATTTAATCACTCTCCTGCTTTCAAGTCTGACGCGGCAGACGGTTTGGTTGTTTGGATTGTTGGAATTGTTGGCTTTGCCATTCCTGCGCTTTCGCAATCAGGGTGACTAAAACCTTCTGGTGCGTCAAACTCATCACCGGGCTTTACTGTGATCCCTAGCGTTGGGAACACGCGTTCATCTGTTCCTTTGTATTTCAGTTTCATGCTTGCTCCTATGCTTGGATCATTTCAGTTACATCAAATTCTAGTTCAGCAAAAATGTCAGTAGCGCCTTCATTGCTTGTTGCGGGTTCACCGTAACGCCCGTTAATGACTGGTTCTGCACCCTGCCAAACTAGGTTTCCTGTCGGATCTCCAAAGTTGTGATCTGACCGTAAACGCTCTTTGATGTTGTCTATAAGGGTATCAAAATCCGTCATTACATCTTCAGAATTTGGGTGAAGTGAATGTGCGTACACCTGAATAATTACGGTATAGTCCACACGCTTCCAACCATTTGTAGCACCACCAATTGCTAAACGGTTTTCCCTTTCAGCCGCAATAAAAACAACAACTGCTGATCTAGTCATTTGCCCCGGTAATGCGTTTACTTGAAAGTTAATGCGCTTTGGAAATGATGTGAATACCTGATTAAGATTTTCAATAGGTGGGTTGGCTATAAACGCGGATAAGGTAGCGCGTACCCCTGTGCGCCCTGCCATTACCTGATCCTGCGGTACTTGCTAACCATGTCCAAAGCCAATGCAATCTCACCCGCATAACGCTGGTTGTTGCCTATGTTGGCTGTTGGCTGTGTGGTTAGGTTCATAGTAAGAGAACTATCACCACGGGTTTTTAGAAAAGCAGTAGTAACCAAAATACATGCTTGCTTGATTGCACTTGGAAGGTTGCTAAATGCAACTGCGGTATGTGTGTAAACAAGCGGTGCGGTTAAAGTTACGGTTGTAGATCCGTAAGTATAAGAACTAGATACCGTAACAAGTTCACTATTAGGACCATCATAAATACGGTACTGCTCACCCGGCAAAATACCTGCTGTATTTTCTACAACAATGGTTGAAGCGGCGGCTGTTCCTGTTGCAACAGTATTTACAAAGCCTCCTGCGTAGGTGTATTTGACATACATAATCTGTGAAGGTGTGCCACCCGGTCCAAATGCCAATGGTCCCTGTGAAGAATAGGTAGTTTGAAACAAAGAAAGCGGAACAATTACTTGTTGGTTTTCAAACCAGCACAAAGATGGATCAGTAATAGCCACCAAGTTGTTAGGTGTTGTGCCGTATTGGAAGTTAGTAAGTGCCAAAATAGGGTTAATGTTAGGGTGCAAAGCCACATAACCTTGGTTGGTAATGCGTACTCTTTGGGTTTCAGTGGTGGATCCTGCTACTAAATCTTGGTTTAGGTACTCATTTAGGTATGAAGTAGCCCGTAAAATTACTCTTGCTAGTTCAGCATCTTGGGCGTTTTGGTTTCCACCCACCACAAGGTTGTTGTAATCAATTGATGTAGGAGCGTTCTTGTATTCAGCAACAGTTAAATAAGTGCTTTCACTGAACCCTGTAAGTGATGTTAGCCCCGTGGTCATTTGTTATTCCCCATCTCTTTCAGGTGTTCCATTTTCATGCCCGCAACGCGAACATTTGCGGAACCAACTACCAAACCCACATTCTACGCAAGTGAACCCGCGTTGTGCGTCACCTTTGTCAATAGGATTTAATGACGCTTCAAAAAAGCCTTCAGCCTTCATTGCGCGTTCTGCGGAAACATTATCTACTGTGTAAATGCCTTTTTTATCAGGGCGATAAGTAAAATCACCTATCACTGTTTCTCTTACGCCTCTATCTGGTGCTACCCATCTTCCCATGTTTGCCTCCTAGATTGAATAAAGAAGGGTGCGCCCGTTATTTGACGCACCCTCCTTTCTTTATTCAGTTGTTAATTACGCGTTTACAATTCCTGAAACTGCGCCGTTCCATGCAGGAGCAGAGCAGAAGAATGTTCCACGGAAGTATGTGCTGAAGTCATAGGAGAACTGTGTAACGGGCCATTGAATACCCATGTAGTCCTGAACCATGTAGTTAGCCCATACATCAGAAACCTCTGTGTCAGGGATTGGAAGTGTGAATGAAAGAATTGGAGCAACACCTTGGTTGAGCCATGGGTGAACCATGAGATCAACAGCCTTGCCTGTTACTTCATTCTGCAAACCAGTAACAATAGAACCGTATGTGGTTCCATCTGATCCCGGATTGTTGATAACCAAACGGTAGTTAGCGTTTGAACCAGACTTGATTGCATCAGATAGTTGCTTACGGTCATTTCCGTTTAGCAATACAACATCTGGATCAGCCTTTACATTCTGGTACATGCTTGCAAACGCAGTCTGGAATTCTCCACCCGGATTAGAAGTTGAGAATGTGCTGTTGATTGCGTTGTTGTAACCTGAATTTGCACCAAGAACTGTTGCAAGAATTCCGTCATAACCAGTTGCGTAAGCAGATGTATCTGCGGCGGCGCGTGATGCGGCGGCTCCTGTTGTTGTTAATGGAGCGTTGTTACCTGAAAGACCCTGTGCGCTTGCACCTTGAACGGTGAATGTGCCAGTTCCCTTTAGTGTTCCCTGATAGGTAAGGTTAGCCGCGCCTGTTGTTGTTCCAACATAAATGTTGTAACCAAGAGCGCCTGCAACTGCTGTTGAAACGGTGACTGTAAGAACATCACCTGATGCAACTACTGTGCTTGCTTCTGTACCTAGGATTGACTCACCAAAACCGTTGGCAGAAATACCAGCATCAGCAGTCACATTTACAAAGTAAGTTGCGGCGGCTATTGCTGTCTGTCCTACTGCGGCTACTGGTGATGCAAGTGCAAATGTTGGTGCTGAAAGTGCGCCGGCGTATCCTGATGCAGTTCCGCGAGCCATAAGCATCATGCGTTCTTCCATCAACATTGTTGCGTAAAGTGTTGATGTTGATGACAACTGGCGTAGATCCTGATAACCAAGACCAGAGAAGTTAGCATCAAATGTAACGCTGTCAGATAGTGAGTATGAGTTGTAAGGCAGGATTAGATCTTGTGCGGCATAAGAAATCTTTGGACCACGCTCGTAAGCGATTGAACCAAAGTTTGTTGTTGTGCTTTGTGTAATGCCGGGGAAGATGTTTCCTACTCCACCTGTGCCTGTACCTGTGTAACCAAGGATCTGCTTCTGGCGGTGGCTTGTGCCAACACCCTTCTTGCGTGGGATACGGTTACGGAGAGGTGTAGGGCGTGGTGTAAGCATCTTTGCAGGTGCTTCAAGGTCAAACGCCGCGAATGATGTAGATAGCGGGCTTGTAAGAGTAATGTCCTTCTGAATGTCCTGCATAGCAAGGCGCTGTGATGCAAGAGCGTTCTGAAGTGAGGCTGAAGCCTCTGGTGAAAGTGACTTATTTGCTACAAGTCCTTCAATTGCTGAAAGTGGATCTGCGGCTGGTGCTTGCCCCGGAACTGAAGAAGCGTTAGAAAGTGACTTACCAAGTTCTGCGGTAAATTCTTCCATACGCTCTGCGGCTTCGCGTGGTGAAGCATCAGCAAAAAGGTCTGCAACCTTTGGTGCGCTGAATGTCATTTGCTTTTCCTTTGTTAGAGTGTTGGGTTAGTTCTTGCTGTCAGAGTTATTGGCTTTAGCAAGGAATTCCTTGTGTAGTTCCATGTAACCCTTAGCAAGAATTGGGTCAGTTGTTGCGTTTGCTTTCGCTTTGTATGTGGCGGCTTTAATAAGCAGGTCATTAGGCTGTGCCTGTGATGTACCTGTTCTCTTAGGACCACCAGCCACGGCGAGAGATTTAGCAATTGCCAACTCATTCTCCAAACTTACTGCCTTCTCTAGTGCCGCCTCTTTTGCGGCTACTAAAGATGCAATCTCTGTTTTGATAGATGCGGTTGCGCTCTTTATTGCTTGATCTACTATGGCTTCTACTTCTGCTGTTGAAATGTCATCAGCAGAAACTTTAGGTGCATCTTCAGCAGGAGTTTCTTCAACTGCTGGTGCTTCTTCTTCTTTTACTTCTGGTTCAATGTCGGCAACTTCTAGGTTTCCAACTTCAGCAGACTTAGGTGACTCTGCTGGTGGAACAATAACTGTGTCTTTAAGAGTTGCGTATGTTTCTTCTGTTGGCACTGGATTAGGATTTGCTTCTTTATCCATTGCTTCTTTGTACATTTTGCAACGCTTGTCAAAGGCTTCTTCTGTTTCTCCTGCCTTCATGCAACGCTTCTTAAATGCTTCACGATCTTCACCCTTGCGTTGCATCAGATCTTCATTGTCTGCGGCTTTGTTTTCAATAATTGTTTCTTCTTCCATTACTTCTCCCCCTGCTTTCTCCCCTTCGTACCAAGCAAAGAGGTGGTGTACGGCTTCTAATAGATGTGCAATTGACATTTGTTCATTGTGATCTCCAACAGCCATTTCATCTGCTTCAATCGCAATTAGATTAGCAAGCGCAATGCGGGCAGTGTCATAAGTTTTCTGATCAAATTTAATTGCATCTGGTGATGCAAATGACTTTGATACTGCAACCAATTCTGCGGCTGTGGTCATGTCAAACTCCATCTCTGTGTAATCTAATTGTAATGACTTTTTGGTTTCCTTACGGTACTTTCCACCGCGCTTCTTGTACTCACGGACTACCCAAGCATTAGCAACAGCAGATGGGTAAACATCAAACTTAGCCTTAGCATCTTGCTTTACGCGGTTGTATAACTCTTTATCTGACGGCTCTGAACCGGCTCCACCCGTATTGATGTTTTCATAATCAGGCTTCTTTTCTTCTTTTTCAATCAATTCTTCTACTTGAATTACGGTTTCATCAGCCCCGGCAGACTTAGCCAAAACCAACTGGCAGTTAGGGTTAGCAGGGCGATCCACTAGGGACACTTCTACAATCTGACCATCAACAATGCGACCATTTGCCGCTTTGCTATCTTGAATTACGCGTGGGTTTTTAATCCCAATAGAAAAGCCTTTTAGTACGCCGTGTTCAACCTTCTTAGCGCTAACAGGATCTACAACAAGCGCCGTAATGTAATGACCATCTGATTTCAATTCATAATCTGTTGCCACGCCTGCGGCAATGTTGCTGTGCTGTTCTCTAATGTTTCCACCTGATTTGAACCAGTGTGGCATAGCACGATCTAACCAATCAGCATCACAAATCTGCTTATCAATGTCCAACGCATCATCTGTTGCCTTTCCGTACACGGTAAGTGTGCCGTCTGCATGTCTGTCTGCCTTTTCAATTGCAAAGTATGATGTTGTTAGATTGCTCATTGTTGCTTTCTCCTTGTTTTCTTGTTCTCTAATAATTCTTTTTGCCCAAGACCAACCAGCGTCACCGCCCCAAAGCAACCAAGCAATGTAACCGGCACTGTCCTTGCCCCAACCTTCCCCTTTTTTATCTACTTCATGGCGAGAAAAATAAGAATTCATGCGCTTGATTGTGTCTAATGATAGCGCCGCGCCGTTAGATAAATCTCTTGCGCGAGCCACACCAACTTCTGTACCACCACGGTTGTACTTCTGGCGTAACTCTAAACCGCGTTTAGCGTTAGCGCGTACTTCTTGCGGTGGAACAAAACCAGCCATGCTAGTCCTCTATCCATTCAATTACAGGTGAAGGTGTTGAAGCCTTACTGCCAACTGTATCAACTTTCTCATTTCCGTAACGCTTAAAGTAAATCCGTTGGGCTTTTTCATCATCAGCCAATGCCCTCTCCTGTAATTCAAATTTGGGCATGTTCTCGTAATCTTCCCATTCCAAGACCACATCAATAGGTTCATTGTTTACCATGTTTGCTCCTTAATCGCCTAGCAGGATTGATCTTGCGTTTGGTTTCCATTGGATTATGCGGTTATCAGGTGAATAGTAATCTTGAACGCTAAGGTTCCACCCAAATCTTTCAGCGTAAGTTTCAGTTACAGGGTTACGCACCCCTAAAATCCATTCAGCAAACACTTCTGCATAGGCTTCTTTAGCGTTTTTAGCGCTATACCTTGAAAATAATTCAGGGTACTTACGGCGTAAAGCACCTGAAACCTTACCTCTGTTAGCGTTCATAAAACTATCTACGGTATGCCCCATTTCATGCGCAATTGTGTAAAGGTTTTCATTAGTTTTGTTTGCGGCAGACATAAACCAGCCACGCCAGTCTTTAGGATCATCAAGAACGCTCTTAACATCTTTAACAGAGAACCAAATAGTGTCATGTCCCAAGTAGGTGTAAGCCATGGTGTTGCCACTAGCCTGATTGTTAATAATTAAGTTATAGCCGCGTTCAACCCCGGTTTCATCAAATCTACGCCATGCGGGTAATCTTTCATAAATTTCATCAAAGTTAGTTAAAAACTTCTCAATCTCTTGTGGGGTTGGACCATTAGCCAACGCCTTATCCACGCGCAAGATGTGTGGACCCCGTATGAAAATGTCTGCTTCTTTGGCTTGATCGCGCAAAATCTTTAATTGGATTTCATTGTATGGATCAGTAAAGCGTGGATCTAATGCCCTTCTAGCAATTTGGCGATCTACCCAACCTTGTTCATCAACCTTTTGCCATGAACCAGCAAAAGAAGGAGCAGAAGTAGGGGCGGGAACAGTAGGCATAGTTACGCTTCCACCAGTAGCGGCAGGATCATCAAAATCAGGCAATACCGGGAGCAATACGCACCGGCAATGTGGGTGCGCAGGTGGTTGTGTGTTGCCGGATCTAAAAGGCTGTCCGATAGGTACAACCTGATTAGCGTTTTGTGCGCATTTGTCACATGGGCTACTTACTTCCCATTCCATCTGATCTAGCCCCGCTTCTTTGTAGCGGTTAATTGTTGCGTAACTAATGGCGCGGTTCTGTTCTGTAATTGCTATGGATAGCGCTCGCGCAGGATTAGCCACATGGGTCATAATTCTTTTAGCCGCTCTCTCTGCGGGCAAACCTAATTCAATCGCCTCACCAATTGCGTTACCAATGTCCCTTACGGTGGTGTCAGAAAAATCTTTGAATGTAATACCTTGACCATCTAACAATTGTTGAAATGCTTTAGGTGGTCTAAGTAATAATGCGGCGGCTCTGTCACCGGGTTGCCAGTTAGCCCAATCAATGTCTGTATCTGTTGCCTTGTTGCGCTCGCGGGCTAGGGCTAATTGTTCATCAGCAAATGCTTCACCGGTTACATAGCCTTCAGCCCATACACGCAACATAACTTCTTTAAGCGCTTCCATGTTTACGCGCACATTGAGCATCACCCATGCGCGGGCGCGGGCGTTGTTTTGTGGGGCGCTATCTGACTGGTTTGGCTGTGTCAGTAGGTACTGTTCATAAACCCGTTTAGGGTCAAAGGTTTGCCGTAAAGCCGCCCTGATCTTTAGTGCGTTCTTAGCGGCTAAACGCGCATCTGCCTCTAATGCGCGTTTGTAACTCATGTCAGATACGCTTTAGCAAGCGCTCTTGCGGTTTCAAGATCCCCGTCAAAAGCACAACGGTTCAATGCTTCACCCACAATTGGATCAAGGCTCTTGAACTCAAATAGGCGGGCGCGCTTACCCTTGTTAGCCCACTTCATAAAAGCCTTAACTTCTTGTTCTACGGCTTTCTCAACTTCTTCTTCATCAAGTTCATCTACTTCTTCTTCCGGAATTTCTTTGTCCGGGACTCTAACCGTTTCCTCCTGCGGTTCCGCGTTTGCAGTATCAGGAGTTGTAGGCGCAATAGCAGTTGCATTAGGACCCTCCAAGGCTGGTGCGGAAATAACTTCTTTAGCGTTAATAATGCCATCTGGTGAGAATAAGAAAATGTCTGCTCCTGCTACAAGAATAGGCATGTCTGCTTGTGGGGTATCAAGCAAAGGTAAGCCTAGTTCTGAACGGCGCTCATTGATTGTCTTACCCGCAGATGTAATTTCAATTTGTGATTTACGGGCGTTGCTTTCATTGTCCATGCGCTTGCTAGTCATCAACTTAAATTCAAGTTCACGGGGCATACCAAGGTATGTGTAAGAAAGGTTTGTAACCATCTTGCTAATCCAGTTAGCCAAAGGCTGAATTCCAATTGCTTCAGCGTTTGCCGCTTCACCTTCTTGGAACCCTGCTCCACCTAAACCGCCTTTTGGAGCAAATCCAATTTCTGCTGGTTGCACACCAAAGTGACCACAAATGCTTGTAATCAAATAATCATCAAGCGTGTCCTTAAACTTTTCGCCATAACCTTCATTAGTTATTGGGGATAGACCTTTAGGTAGTAAACGGGCGCGCTTACGCTGTTGGGTCTGACCTGCAAGATCATCATTAAGAATGTTCTCATAAGCGCGTAATAGATCCGGGTTAGTTCCCCAATCTTCATCAGTAGTAAACATAAGTTCCGGCAATACGCCATCTGTGTATTCTGCGCGGATCCATTCCTGACGGCGTAGGTAAATGTCTGCCAGTGGTAGCGCTCTCTCTACTGGTGAGAAACCATAAACGCTGATTGTGCGGCGATTACGCACCATGTAAGCCAACTGATCAGTAGTAAATTCACCATCTGCCTTTGGATCTTCTTCTGTTGCGCTGAATTCAGATCTAGGAAATCCGTAAAGGATCTGTTGGAAAGCGGCGTTAGGAGCCATAGGGCGCATGCCGCGATCATCAATTAGGGGCTTGATAGTTGAGCCATCTAAGATTTGAAACGCGTATAAATCCCCGCCTACGGTCTTTAATGGGTATGTAGCCCACGCATCAATAACAAGGATTTCTTCAAGAGCAGTCATTAGCCAATCAGAAAAAGTTAAACCGTTTGCTTTGTCTGGTTGCTCCCAAAATTCACGGGCGCGAGCAATTTCATCATTGTATTTTTCACGGGCTTTAGCCATAGCGCGTACATGATCTCCACCTGACTCTGCCATAATCTTTTCAGAAGCGTCATTTGCAAGAACAATGTCCCAATCAAGACCAACAACTTTAGATTTAGTTACTTCAATACAACGGCGCAAAATGTCTATCTGATCTGCGGCGGCTCTTAGTGTCTTAAACGGAATAAGGCGCGTTTCAGTGACATTGATGTTCTGTGCAACTTGGTATTCATAACGGCGTGGTTCTGGTCTGCCAGTTTCAGGGTTTACAGGGTTAATTGCACCCGGCGTAATAGGCATGCCCGGTCCAAAAGGAACGGTTGCGGAAAAAGGTGCGCGTGGTAACGGATTAGTGTTGCCGTAGTTTTGTTGTAATTGATTTGCAACAGCAAGCATGTCACTCTGCGACATTACAACGGAACCTGCCGGAAGGTTAGGTTTCTTCTCTATGTCCCCTGTTGCTATGGCTTTTGCGATACGGTCACGCAGACCCATGTGTATCTCCTTTAGTTAATTAGCCTTGTACAACTACCCTGTATTGGTTAGATGTTGGTGCAACTGAAAATAGAACTGTAATTGTGCTTGTTGTTGCGTGTTGAACATCTACAACAACTTCTGCGTATGGGCTTGAATTGTCATAAACAGTTACTTGTACATCTCTAGTGTTTAGATTGTGGGTAACTGTATAAGATGTTGCGGTTCCATCACCAATTGAGGCGGCGTACTTGCGTACAACTATGGCTGTATCAATTGCAAGCCCTGACCCTGAAAGGCTTAAACCAGCACTAGCCTCAACAACAGCAGAAATAACATTGCCCGTAATGTTTATGCCGTTACCTGCTGTAAATGTTCCTGCACCACTGAACTGACTAAAGGCTAAATCAGTTGTGTTAAGTGTAATTGGGTTATTGGTTGTTAATACCCAACTTGTATCAGCAAGTGTTGAACCTTGCTCAACAAAAGTAAATAATCCTGCTGTAACTTCTGCGCTTGTATTGGCATCAGCAGAGCGTGTAAGTACAAACGGGTTAGATCCATCACCAACGGTTGTAACAACATAAATGCCGTTGTATGGCGCGTTTGTGGTTGTTTCATTCTTTACAAGAATTCTGTCAGAAACGCTTGGTGTTGAGCCATCAACAGAAAGAGCGCCATTTGCGTTTGCTGTAAGGGTTCCACCGGCAGTTGAACTGAATGTGAAAGCACTTAAAGCCGCCGCCGTTGCGTAAACAACAGAAGCCTTTACATCTAATCCTTGTGCAACAGAGTCCACATAGGCTTTTGTTGCGGCATCTTGATCAGCAGTTGGATTACCCAAGCCTGTGATCTTGTATGTAGCAAACGCTACATCTGCTGTTGGAACAGTAAGCGCTGAAAGATTGATTGCGCTATGTGCGGCGTTATCGTGTGCAGGTGTTCCGTGTGTGTGGTCATTACGGGCAATAGATGTACCGGATCCATCACCAGATGACGCACCAAATGATGTTTGTGCTGTAACGCTACCAAATGACGGCATACCGTGAACATGGTCTGCGCGGGCAGGTGTTGATGCAGTGCCTACTGCGGCAGTATCACCAATTGCCTGATTTTGCGGTGCTGATGATGTAAGAGATGGCGTACCGTGTGTGTGATCTGACCGTGAATAGGTGTTTGCTGATCCATTAACTGCGGTATCACCATAAGATGTTGAAGAAGTTGCGTTGCCAAATGCACTTACTTGTGACCACGCTGTACCGTTAGAAAAGTAAAGAAGGTTCTGATCTGTTGCAAAGAATAATGATCCTGTGTTGCCT